AGTAGATGGGTATGGAGCAGACCCACTGGTTGCACGTTCATATGTGCTGACTTTAGGAGCACCGTCTCCAGTATAATAAAATCTTTGCTCGCCTAACTCATCGTTAGCAGGAGTAATAATATTGACATCGGTCGTCCATGATAACCAGACTAGATCATCTGTATCTGGATTACGAAGTCCATAGAGCGTTCGTACAGTTTCATTTCTAGAAGTGGACCCAACAATATGCGGGGTCGTAAAAGGAATAAGATCACCAGAATATAATTTGCAATTCGTAGCTACCTGCGCTGCCGAAGCTGGCAGCAACTCAGGTGACATCTTAGGCGATTTGCCAAGAAATCCGGTGATCTTAATTGCAGGCATTTATTTGCAGCCGCCCTTTTTAACCATGCCGCCTTTTTTATAAGCTGGCATTTTTTTCTCATTAGCCATAGCAGCTTTACCTTTAGGCATCATCTTGCCTTTAGGCATCATAGCTTTTGATTTACTCGCAGCGTTTTTCATGTTCCCTCACAGTATGCTTTACGACGCGCATTATGCGCTTTCACTTCCCCAATGGTCTGAACAGTATCCTTTTTAGACCATGAGATCGGACGCCAGACTAAGCAACTAGTCTCGGCGGTGGCCATCGTTGTTGAGCAACCCGCCATTAGCGGACTCAGCGCGAGACTTAGCATCAGCAGCCAACGCATTCTCTAATCTCCTACGAGCGTCTTCCTCTTGAGCCTTGCGAAGCCCGCTCTCACCTTCCTGCCTACCCTTCTCCTCAGCCATGCGAACAGCAGCCCACACAGCCACATAGATAGTAGCAAAAAGACCAGCGATACCCGCAAGCGCCACAAAGAGGGTATTCATTATTTAGCGCCCGGAGGGGTGGATGTGATAGAACGCATCACTGCCATTACGACAGACATACCAATGATAGCCCATCCAGCTTTTGGATCTTCTACAAACTTATTCCAGTCTGCGATTGCGAGTGCGCCAAACGCCGCTGTAACGGCACTAACTACATATGTTCTCCAGCCGATCATCCTAGTGTCCTCCGAATCCATAGTCCTATAAGTATCATCAGTTTCATTCCGTAAGCGACAGAAGCCGCAGCAGCTACTACATACACAATCATATTTATGCGGGGGTCCATTACTTAGGATCTGGGTATTTTCGCGCAGGCAATTGCCAGTGCGGACCGTCCTTAAATGTTTTCCAGTCCCCTCCCCATTCAACAGGTACGCCAACCTCTTTAGCCGCCTGTTTCACAGTAGCTGCTAACTCATAATAGAGAGGCCAATCCCAACGTACCTGACCTGCTACAAACGGAGCAATGTCCACAGCAAACCCATGGATATGGCGCGATTTCATTGTCTGAGATGCGCCCTTTTTAACAAGTTCGCGTTGGCGAGCAACCGAGCGTACACCCTCAAGGACTTTAAAATCATGCTTCGATATCTGAATGGCGCGGCGAATTACCTTGATAAGGTCAGGATGAACACCGCGTAGTAACATCTCAGAATGAGCGCCGAGTTTATACCCCATTATTTATGACCTTCTTTTTCAAGCCGCGCTTCAATGCGACTTACAATCTGAAGGATGCTAGACAGACGTTCGTCAGCACGGGCTTGATTCATCTCAAGAGTACGGATGCGAGACTCAGCCGCAGTCTGCATACTCTCCAGTTCTTTAATGCCTTTGTGCGTAAGATCACTACGCTCAGACATAGAACCCCATGCGACGGCGACTGCGATTCCCATCGCAGCTAGATTGATCAAGTTACCCAGAGAGAAGTCCCAACGCATAGGTGACTCTTCCATTAGTTAGCCCCAGTTACCAACCGAAACAACAGAGCTATTACCGAGTTGTTTAATAGTGAAATAACTATTAGTGCTGACCGCTGCAGGCGTAGCTGATCCAACAGATGTAGATGTCTGTGGAATTAATGTGCCAGCGACAGTAACTCGGACAATACCTTTTATATATGCTCTGCCAGTCGTTCCAGTAGAAGCTGTCGCTATAGTCGAGTTAGTAGCCGTATTAACCGAATGTTCCGCGTTAACGAGCGTAGCTAGTGTAGTTGCTGTACTTCTCGAAGCAAGTGCCGTCCATGTCTGGGATATTGTAGCTGTACCACCAAACCCAAACCCAAACGATCCAGATGTAGTGCTCATCCCGGTTAATGAAAATGAACACTCAAAGAAATATGTACCTACCGGTAGTGTAATAGACCCGTTTGTTGGCCCTCCACCACCATCAAATAAAGCTTGTGCAGCAGTGGAGTTATCTAGGTTATTAGCAGATGTTAGAACAATGAAGTGTTCTACAGGAGCTAAGCCACGGTTATTAGCCGTCGGTGTTCCATAGAACACAGCGCCGTCATATTCAAAGACGCCTGCAGTAGGTGTAGTAAGGTTTGTCCCTGATGTAAACCTAAGTGGAGCTAACGAAGTTGTTCCAGCAGCAAGAATCGCAGCGCCACTAAACGTAGTTGTGCCAGTAACACCAAGCGTAGAACTAAGGGTCGTGGCACCACTAACAGCAAGAGTAGAACTAAGATTCGCAGCGCCAGTGACACCGAGCGTCGAACTGAATGTAGCTACCGCACCGCTGAGAGTGCCGGATATAGTTGGGCCAGATATAGTTGGGCTTGTAAGCGTTTTGTTAAGAAGCGTATCCGTAGTCGCTCGACCAACTAGTGTATCGGTTGACGTTGGAAGCGTTAACGTCCCCGTATTGGAGATAGTTGAAATAATTGGAGACGATAGTGTTTTATTCGAAAGCGTCTGGACTGTATCTATATCAACAAGTGTCTTTCTTGTAGATCCAGTGCCAACCGTCAAAAGTTCATTGTCACTATCCCAAGCAATAGATCCATCGGTTGTCTGGGCAGGAACAGTTACTGCTGGAAGTAGAATCGTACCATTGGTAGCATTAAGTGTTTTACCACTGCCAATATTCAAACCGACAGAAGTACCGGTACCAGCCGCAGCAAAAACGTCAGCTTCTAATGTATCAATCTGATCAGCGATAGCATCGGTAATTGCTTGTGATGTTACACGAAGTTCTACGATAGACCCTGATGGGAATGAAAGAGCCGTCGTACCTTCTTGCGCACGCGTGATGGAGATCGCATCCGTTGATCGAGATGTAACCTTTACAATCTCATAGACGCCACTAGTTGCTGTGATTGTAGCGTAGAAATAATCACCTGCGCCGAGAGAAGGGAAAGCCGCGCCACCGCCTGTTGTAAGTGTGGCACTTGAATCTGAACTAGAGATAGCTGCAGAAAGATATCCAACAGCATTATTTTTAAGTTTGACAGTCATTCCTGTCTCCTACGCAAATTTGGGGCTGCGCGCGGTCATTGAGCCACGCATGTTAGAAAGATTAGCGCGAGCGCGCCGCTCACTAAGATGGAATGTATACTGCCTAGAATGGTATGAGGCTAGTTCTCGATCACCCCAAGTAACATTAGGCATAACAAGAAGTTGCTGCAATGCTCCGTGAACAATTACATCTTCAAGTTCATCAAGAACATGCTCTTCCATACCGTCTGCATCGCGCTTTGGTTTAAGCGCATAGAACATCCGCATGGAGTACGTCTTGTCATTGTTCGGCATAGGCAAAACAATGTATTTATCTGGAACTATCTGGCATATAGCTCGTGGCTCAGATCCATCCGCCATAGTCGGATCGAGTACATTAAAACTACCGCTCAAATCAGCACGCGCATAAAGAAGACTGATAGCTGAAGTCGCTGATCGAGTGCCGGTGCTAGACTCCAGCAACAGGGCGCTCCCGCTTTCTTGTGTTAGAAGATCAGCAGCAGTTGACGCATCAATAGTTTCTAAGGCGCTATATGTATTAGCCTGATTAAACTCTGGCTCGTTAAATTGATCCGCGTTAAACGGCGATTTAGTTGTTTGGCTCCACGCCACATCAGGTGCATATCCACTAAACAAGTCACTCCACTGGGGGTAGCGATATAAAGCATCTTCAAGTGTCAACCGATCCAGTGGTTGATCATTCATCATTGCTTCAAAGACTACATGCACATCAGTGTTAGTTGGTTTGTTATACGCATACTCGTATGCACCGGGAGACAAGTTAAATGTAGGCTGAACATAACGCCAGAATAACGTCCGCTCGCAAGTACGTATCGCTGCCTTACGCAATTCACGAAGAATCACAGGCTGCGGACAACCGGGAACACTAGCGTTAACTTCCTGAACCAATGTAGAAAAGGCACGATCAGCCATTAGATCACCTCTCCTACTATTTGCGTTGTGCGCGACGGTTTAAATCCGGCGGCTTTAGTATCTGTAAACGTACGATTCTGAATCGAAGTCGTAAGTTGACTATTAAACAGCTGTAAGAAGAAGTCAGCACGTTTAGAATTAATGTGTTCGTCGTCAATCGACTCCGCTAGAAAGACTGTACCATCTACTATGACAGGCATAAACGCGTCACTCGGAGTGGTGATTGTGTCAGTTAGAGTATAGTCTTGAGGAGTTTTAGAGTACTCACCTACTAAAACAGTTCCTTCCACGGGGGGAGGATATAAGAAAAAGCGTTCAGCATTCTTTACGTGCCGCATAAAATTAACTGGTGAGCCAGCGGTTTCATTCATCCAGTTGGGATAATTACGAGACATCGTCTCGCGGTCTACTTCCGTTACGGCGTTACTATTCTTGACTTGAAATATATCAATAAGCCGCAGAGCATCTGAAGGTAGTGACTGGACCGCCGTTCCTGCTGTCGTAGGGATATCAACGATCTCACCAAAAAGATCAGGACGAAGCACAGCCATACGCTTAAGTGTTTGATTTATATATCCTAATAAATCAGAATCACTATAACGCGTAGGATCATCAACATCTTGTAGGATGCGGCGGACCTCGACTATGATATCAGCTGGCGTCACTTATAGTCCCCGCGAGGCTTCTCGATTAAGCTCATCATTAGTATACTCGGGTTCTTCAGGGATGTCATCCGTATGGAGGTCAACTCCCTTACGTTTCTTACCCTTACGCGTTGCTCTTGCAGTAGCTGGTAAATCCTCAGACTCAATCTCTAAGGCAGCAACAATCTCAGCAACTTCTTCTGCAGCCGGAATCTCCTCAGCGAACTGAGCTACCCGCGACTTAATCGCTGGAGTTAGGAACTTCTCAGGAAAAGCAACTTCTTCTGAAACTTCTTCCAGTTTAGGGTGCTTGCCGAGGTACTTATCCCATTCGTAGATAGTACCATCCTGTTTATGACGAAGCCATCTGGTCATTTCTTCATCGCCTTCTTTTTACGAACCATGCCGCCTTTGCGGTACTCTTCGCCCTCATCATCCTCACAACCGCCCTTCATCTTCTTGCCGCCACTACCTTTTTTCATAACGACAATCATAAGAGCTTTACCTGTAGGCTTTTTCATAGGGGCTTTAGCCATTACTTGGTTCCTTTCCGTTTACCTGATGGCGATACAGGCCACGCCTTACGAGCAGGACCAGTTTTCTTAGAAGCCATTGTCTTCTTTTCTGATGAAGTCATCTTAGATGCCGCCGCTGCCGGACGACAAGCTGGATATCCTCGCTTATCATTTGGACCCGAACGGCCACAGGGTTTACCGGTCTTTACATCGACCCACTTCTCCCCGAACCATTTGCCGAGGCCACCCTTAGCCACGCTTCACCCGATTATCTGCACCAGACCAAGTACCGCCACGGCTTTTATATTCCTTCGCTGCCCACGCATTTGCATACGCGCTTGGATAAACCTTAAACTTCTTCTTGGCTTCAGCCTTTACGCGAGACCATAGAGCGGCGTTGTTCGGTTTAGATGCAACCATATCAGCAGTTCCAAGCGCGAAGAGATTTGTTAATCCGTGAGTTCGGATCGTTGGCTGTCTTGGCGCTTGTCAGTTTTTTCTTCATGCCTTTCATACGGGCACAAAAGGAATCACGGCGTGGACCACCTTCAGGCTGCGGTGCTTTCAATCCGGGCTTACCCGGATTAGCTGCGTTGTAGGAAGCTCGACCTTTAGCGTTTAAACCGCCTTTAGGATTCTTACCTTCCTTGCGCGTCCATGCAGGAGTCTTAGGCATTACGCAATCCTTTCAACCACAACAATAGCTGGAGGTGTAGCTGGAATAGCAGGTGTAACGCCGGGACTAGCAGCTACCGCTGCACGATAAAGAAGCGTTACACCAGTCGATGAAGGGTGCCAATATACTTCAATATAATCATTAGCAGCGACAGTATCAAATAACTCAATTGCAAAGACGAGAGTACCGCCTGAATTAGCCGCTGGAACAGATACTCTTGAATTGGAACTAGCAATGTTAGTCCCGTTCTTTGCAAACCAAATATCTACATCACGCTCACTACCATCAGAATTATCAATTTGAAGGCTGATATTGAACCTATATGTACCGGCTACAGCAAGTGTAATACGGCTATTGCTCGCAACCGTAATGCCTGAACCAGAAACGCTTGCAGTTGCCCACTTAACAGCGGTTCTATCGGTTACACTGCCTGTCTGTGCAGATGTTCCAGCGTCATAAAACGACGCGTACGCGCGACCTGATAAACTGGCAAACGGTACAGATACACTGCTAAGCGTCACATTACTGATTGCGCCGCCCGTAATCGCTACTGACGAAGCATCTTGTGTGGCTATGGTACCGAGGCCAAGATTAGTTCTAGCAGCCGCAGCATCAGAAGCTCCAGTGCCGCCTACAGCAACAGCGATTGGAGAGATACCCGTAATTGTTCCACTCGTAATAGCAACATTAGCTAGTTCAACATTACCACTAATAGCCGATACTTGATTGCCGGATAGTCTAACATTACCGACTGAAACAGACGATACACCAACACGAAGTGCAGTACCAACACCTGTGCCGCTGTAGACTACTTTCTCAGTTGCATCTGGTCCACCATCGACATGGAGTAACTGAGAATAGGTAGCATTAATCTTACTAGCGGTGAGGTTTGTTGGCATACTGATCCCCTAAACATATAAGAGTAGGGGCCGAAGCCCCTACCAATTATTCAAGGACGTATACAAAGATTACGTCGATGTGCGTAGCCGTCGTGACATTGGAGCCAGTCTTGCCAATAGTAACCGCTGTATTAACATCATTAGCCGTATAGGATGCACCATCCGCAAGAACAGTACCGCCCGTACCACCGTCAGCTAGAACAGTACTCTGCGTCAGGTTAGCCTGAGCAAAAGCAACGAGCTTGCGTGAAGTCGTCGAAGTGCCGAGAATATCGACAGTCGTAACTGCACCAGCAGCGCCGCCTACTGCAATCGCTTTACAGCCAACCATACGAATGGACTTGCCAGATACAGCAGCAACAAGTGTCGCACCTGCATTGACCTGTGCAATCGTGAATCGCTGACGAACATTAAATACAACCGGGTGATTCGTAACAGATAGATTATCTGCCTCAAGGTTGATGGCCTTCAGTCGAGAGTGTGTAACGCCGTCATAAACAGACATGAAATCCTCCTATGAGAAAGTAGGGGCCGAAGCCCCTACACTCAGTTCGGGTTAAGAACAACCGCGAAGCAGCGGAGAACACAGTCCGTAGGTGCAGCCGTATTGATCAGCAAGTCGATGGTGTCATCCGACGTACCAACAATGATCGGTGCTCCGAGACCGTTACCAGCAGCCCATGACCAACCGAGAGCGTTCGACGCAACGTCGTTACCAAAAGCGTTGGCAGCAGCAGGCGAACCGCCCGTGAAACCAAAGTCAAAGGTAGCCGTCGTGTTGGTCGTTTCCGCTTCTGTTACCTGAAACCCAGCGTGAAGGACAACAGAGTTGGCCGGAAGCTGAACTACCTGAAGCGTATCAGCCGCAGCAAGCGCCGTAACGCCAGCCGCTGAACGAGCCGCAACGATGGTAGTGAAGTCAAGTTCGACTTCAATATAAGAGATTCGATTACCACCATACGCGGGGTAATCGGCTGTACCCTTATTGAACCCGTAGGAGTCCGTATAAGCAACCATTTTTAGTCCTCCTTACGAGAAGCTGACGACGGATTCGACGAGAGCTTCTGGCTTCACCACTTTGTAGCCATACACCTGCAGGCCACGGATGATGTCACCGAACGTCGTTTCCGAGCGGATGGTTTCCATCTCAGTCATCTGAGAAGCGAAAGTAAAGCCCATCTTGGTACCAGCAATGAT